TACCTATAATAAATATTTAAAAAAAAATAATTTGGAACATGATGCAGTACTTAAAAGTGAAAAAAGATTTTATAGAAAACGTATTATAGCTATGGTGAAAGATATTTTGACCAATAATATTAATAACAACAATGATGCTCCTATAAATGACATTATAATAAATTCATTTAACGCATTTGCGCGTTTATGTATATCCCATTTTAAATTTAAGGATACCATGGATAATATACAAGGCGACTATAAGGATATGGTTTTAGTAGAAACAACAACGAATGGTGAATCGGGTATAGATGACTGGTCAATGAATGATGCAAATAAGTTATTTATGAAACAAGTAGATAAAAAAGTGATAACTATGGATAATTTTGTTACCAAAACTTCGCCCCCACAAGACGAAATGCTATTACCAAAAACAAAGGAGTTTAATTTGAAAGACCCAAAGTATAAAAAGAAAGATATTAAAAAAGGCTTTACAAAGAGTGCTGCAAATAATGGTGTAAAATTAACAGATACAAATAATGTTATAGAAGTTAAAGTAACTAAAAGTGAAAATAGCGTAATTTAGTTTTATTTAATAATTAATAATTATTATTTTACAATATATTTTTATAATTATACTCAAATAATATATACGTAATTACACAAGTACGTGATTATATAAAATACAAAATGAAAACAAAAAAAATAGAGAATATTCTAAAATTTGTAGATAAAAATATGAAATTTAAATCAGAATTTAGAGGAAGAAGACGTGTAACATCTAAAAGAACGTATGTTTCAAAAACGTTAAAAAATAAAAACAGACAAGTTGGAAATAAAATAAAAATAAATAAGGGAGATAGGGGAGATAGGGGAAATAGAGGAAATCTAAATAAAAAAATAGAAAATATAGCTATTCGCCCAGAAAAACACCCCGATGGATTTATAAAACTGAAATGTAGTCCTAAGCTACAAGAAAATGATTTTACTTGTTATAGTAACGAGTCGTTAATAAAACTTAAAGAGTTATGGAATGCTCGACATCCAGATGTTATGATAACCACGAATGACCCGCGCGAGATTTGGGAATCTTTAAAACGACACTTGAAAAATGTATGTAATAAAGAGTCCTGTTGGTTAAAACAGAATTTTGCTTCATCTGGTGTAGATAAAGAAATGTTAAACTATACATTTGCACCGAAAAGCCCGGATGACTGGAAGAAAAATCCCAATGAATGGTTAAATAGTATTGATATTGAAAATGTTATGAAACAATATGAAAAGGAGTATCCATATTTTGATTTTATAGGGGCAGCGCCTATAGACTTTGACTCTCCCAAAATGTACGGCGAATGCGTATGGGAAGAACTTTGTCACTTTGATTTAAATATTTCGATAAGAAATGGTAGAAATAAAATCGGATTTATTTTTAATACCGATCCTCATTATTTGTCTGGTTCACATTGGATATCTATGTTTGTAAATATAAAACAGAAATATATATTCTTTTTTGATAGCACAGGTAACCCTCCACCAAAAGAAGTGAAAAAATTAATTAAAAAAATTATAGAACAAGGTAAAGTTGCTGGAATAGACTTTCGCTATATAGAAAATAAAAAACATCATCAAAAAAAACCTACTGAGTGTGGAGTATATTCTCTTTTTATGATTATTAATTTGCTTAAAGAAACTAAAAAACCAGAAGACTTTATGACTGATAATTTTCCCGATGAAGAAATGCAGAAATTTCGCAGTCAGTATTTTAATGTAGAACTGTAAACTGTAAATTGTAATTTTTAAATTGTAAACTGTAATATATTATGATAAGTCCACTATATTCTTACAATTTTCGATTACTCGTTTTTTAGATGACCAATTATAAAAATGATACATACTTAAATCTGTTATACTTTTTAACGCGCTTAATGCGTTCGACGAATTGTAATGTTCACCCCCTACTTGATGTATCCCAATTGTATTTATAAATGATACTTTATAAATATTTTTACTTCTTTCTTTATATTGATGTGGTTCAGATATAGCTAAGAACTTCTTAGGCAAATATGGTGTGTTTGGAATATTATTGTCAAGAGTATTTGCCCAATAATTACAAAAACCAAATATATCAGTATCAGGATTATTTATTATAAACTGTTTTAAAGTGTTAGCACCGTAATCATGCGGTGATAGTAAAATATTTGGTGCAGTACAATCAATAAATTTATTTTTTGGAATATGTAAATACTCATCCAAGTCGCAAAAAATCATATAGTCATATATATCTTTGCCGTATTTGTATAGAGCGTGATGTATCTGTCCCATTTGTGCATGATGCGGGTATTTTACACCACGAGGATTCCAATAATGAAAATTCCACTCAACCAACGTAACATCGGGCTTATCAAATATTTTTCTTATTTCAGGTGTAACAATACCATTATAATACATGTAAAAATGTTGCACACCTTGTTCCTTATAATAATTGTAAAATAGTGGAAACAAATAGTAGTCGTATTTAAATAATGTTGTTAAAGCTAAGAAGTTATTACTATTTTTTTTTACACTTGATTCTGTATGCGTATAGATATGTTGGATATCATATGATTTTATCATACTATTAATAAGTTTAATATCCACTTTTATTACTGTATTTGGTGGAGTGATATGCTCGTAAACATATACTAAAATAGGCTCATTTGAATCTTTTATATGGCTTTCTGTTAGATTTAATATTTTATTATTCACTGTTAATGTTATGTGCTGTTGAGATGCAGGTACATTGTATATCGGCATTATCAAATATATTTTATTATTTTTATAAAAAATATCGAAAAAGAGTAACTTAAAATTAGCGACTAGCCATGGCTGGGGCTTATATGTGGTATGTAACATTATATTGCTATTTAACACTATAATATTATGTAAACATATTTTAAACATATTTTAAACATATTTTTAAACATATTTTTATATTATTACTTATATTTATTTATTTCAATGTTTTATATGACTTGAAGTTTTTAATGTTCTTTAATACTAAGTTATAACTCCATGACATACCCATTAAATATATTATAAAAACCATTATAGGAATACTTACATGAGTATCTAATATTTCATTTTTAATTTTAAAACAAAATAGTAATATTTTAATAATTCTATGGTACGAATACCATATAAGTTGAATAAAATCGGTAGCATATATTAGTTTATAGTTTTTATGTTCTTTATGTTCTTTATGTATATGGTAAGAAATATATAACATTAAATTCGACATTTCTAAAGTATAGAACGCGTGTAATATTGATACAGAATATAAACTATATAATGAATAACATAGTATATTTACTGTTATTACGTGATGAAGAATATATCCGACATTTTGTCTAGCTTTACTTTTATCTTTTATAATCGTCGTACACAAGTAAATTAAATCATACGTATAAAAACCTATACTTATATGTGTAGTATACACCATGTCGCTGTTATAGTTATGACAAAATATAAACACTAAGGCATGAATAAAATGTATGATATTTATACTTACTTCTTCTTTCTTGTATTTTACTAACTCTAATAATAAAAGATGACAAGACATTACTATTGGAATGATGTACCCTAGATTGAACATTGCAATGAGTGCACGGAAGGTTTATTATCGGTTACGTATACGGTATGTGGTATCTGGTATATATGTATGAGATTATATATTTATGTTAGTTTAACAAACAATAAAACACACATGCATTAGATAATATTGTGTAAAAAATATATTAAATAATTTATATATATTATAAACATAGTATTAATATATTCATTTTTAAAATGTCGTTTATAGATTTTACAAAAAACGAAAACAAAAGCATTATATGGGGTCTTTTACAGGAAGGTGGTGTTTTTAATGACATTCCGAATAATTATTTTGAAAATATAAAACGAATTTTTGAGACATCTATTTTATCTATGAAACCCGAGTTTGATATTTTTTTCGATAAAAATGATGAAGGGGATGATGACTACGATAAAAAGGCATCAGAAATGATAGTTAATAGTAACAAGGCGGTAATTAAAACAATGATGAATGAGTTGGCGAAATTTAAAAAAGTCCCGCAGCAACCACATAAAGTATTACAGACGCCCACTGCTACATTACCGATTCCTCATAGATTTGGTATCACACCTGAATCATCTAAAAATATCGACTCGAGGGGAAATGGTAAAAAACCAAAACTGGAAGAGATATATAGAGCCGATGATTTACAGAATCATCGTATGTCAGAATTAGAATCACGACTAAAAGAAAAACAAGAAGAAATGGATACCATGTTAAATAATAAAAAACCAACAAGTATAGACTTCTCTGATAATAAGCTCAATGATAATAAACTAGCTAGTGATGAAATGGAAAAACTATTAGCAGATGCATTATCATCGCGTCAGCGAGAGTTAGAACAACTAACTATAAATACAAATAAAGATGCTTCTAAAAGCGCAGAAGAGTGGATAACGGGCTCAAATGACCCGGTCACTAGCGCGCTTAATGCTTCTATTGCAGTAAAACGTTCGCATGAAATAAAACGCCCGGTTGAACAAAATTCCATTATAAATAAAAAAAATGTATCATTTAATGAAGGAAATAATGAAGAAATATTGTACGACAAAGATGGAGTAAGTGTTGCCGAGGTTGTTACCTCAAATGATAATGAAGACAATAAATTGTCATTTCTTTCCAAGTTAAAAAGAACAAATACGAGTAGTCATAATGATTCGCCTGTTGATAATATACCACTCGATGATTTTATGACGGAGTACGATGAAGAAGGCTCATCTGATGATGATAATATGCAACTTTTTGTAAATGAAAAGCATAGAGACGTAAGACATTCGAGAGATTATGATAAATTAGATGAAAAAATAAATAAAATACAAACATATCTCGAAACAATAAAACAAACCCAAGATAAAATTTTAGAGTTACTCGCAAATGTAGAACGACATAAATAACATAATTCTTATATGATGTTGTATATTTATAATATTTAGCAGTTTTGAATAAATATTATATAAAAATGATTTTCGATTAATCTCACGCATCTGTAACGCCTCATTGTTTTAATATTATGTATCTTTAGATTTGCTAGAAGCAGCAACACCTCCCTCGACCTTTTTAGGCTTCGCCCCACTCGCAGACGGCTCTGCTGTCGATGCGCTCATTTTAACAAATGACTTACTACCATCTTTCTCTACTATTTTACCAACCATTAAAGGTTCGCCTCCCATATCTTTCACAGCGAGATAACTATTATAGTCATATACAGTGTTTGTTTTCTTATCAAAGGCATAATCCGATTTAACACCACCTACAGTTAATGTAATCTTTACTAATTTCAGCTCTACTTCTTTCGTATTTTGGGCCATAGATGCATCCGATTCTTCTGTATCTATAGATGGTGCATACGCAAACTTGTTTGAGTTTACCACACCAAATGTGAAACATTTTAGTTTTTCCTTCGATGCGACATTTCGGTGAATTGAGCAGTCAATAGATGCTTCCTTAACAGCCATGAGTAACTGACGATTGATTTCCTCTTTTATAGTAGATATTTCGAAAAGCGACTGGTCGGTTGTGAGCGGTTTCTTTGCATCACGTTTACTTACATCATGTAACCTGAGTTCAAGCGACGAGTCGTCTATCATTTGCTGAGGCGTAAAACTCATCACATACAACATCACATGCACTGTTCGTAATTTTTCATCTTTCAAGTCATTGTGGCTGCAAATACGCCTAGCCCTCCCAATTACCTGTTCTATTCTGACGGGATGCCAGTATGGTTCCATAATATGTACATAACGAACATTGCGTAAACTAATACCTTCCGCACCAGAAGCAGTAATCATAAGAACTTTTATGATTTGTCCCATAAAGTTATTCGTCGACTTCGGCATCAGTTGTTCTCTGATTGAAACAGGAATATAGTCCCATGTACTATTAAAAACATTTCTTAAAATCTCACGCTCCTCATCCGACTCTGTGCCTGTATACAATGCAAACATAGGCTTGCCTTGGTCCTCGTCGCTTATATCACAAATCCAGTTTCCGGAATCATTTTTGCGTATCTTAAAACGCGCAAAACCGTTTGCTTCAAGAACGAGTGAAAAAATTCCTATACCTTCTAGGGTGCGAAACTGACTATAGATTAAATTCAAACCCTGGTGATGCGGGTCTTGTATATTTTCCAACATTGCTAAAAACTTGGGGCTGTATATTTGCAACTCTCCCTGTGGCGGTTTTGTAAGAAACTTCATCATACCGCTCTTAAGACGCGTCAAAGCAGCAGCAATTCTTCTATCATACGTGGTATCAACTTTTCCAGATATCTCTGCCGATAATTCTTCTACTTCATCTGTCGTGTGTTCTCCATTCGGATTATCTAACCTTTCTGCAGCCTTTATTGCATCCACATCTTCTTCATTTGCACCTTCACGAATCGCGCCTTCAACATCCGCGTCCTCCTTGGGGAGAGGTCTTCCTATTTCGGTCGGAAACACAAAGTTACAAAACAATCGCGAAAAAATACGGTATGTGGATACAGCATCTTCATATATGTCATCACCCTTACCTTCTCCTCCAGCACCCGCTCCAGAAGTTTTTGCGCCAGGTTTTTTCTTAGATTTTGATTTCTTTTCTAGTTTTCGCTCGGCACTACGCGCCTTTTCGTATGCCGTAAATTGGTGGTCACTCATAGGTACCTCTATTACACGAAAGTCCATGTCTTTATCATACTTCGGCATCAGCTGTTCTTGTGCGCTGCGAAAATATGATGTCAGTCCAATTATTCGACGCTGAAACATATTTATATTTTTTACTTGTCCTGTTTCCGAGTTAATAAAATAAGAACGAAAAGCATCCAATGAGTCCGGTAACGCTTTAAATGTTTCTACAGTAATACTTCCCGGTGTTACAGTAATGTCGCGCGTTTTTAACGTAGAGAGAACGAGTTTCTCAAATTCGGTATCAGATAAGTTAGGGGTTTCGCCCTCTGGTGATACTCGCAATACTCCATTATATTGCCCTTTATCGTCTACGTTGTAAAACCCAAACGGATTTCGAGTAACCGTTAGTATGTGCGAGCTATCATTATAGTCCATATAGTCGAGTGTATTTAAACCTTCAAACATCCGCGTAAGTAGTTTCTTGTCGACTTTTGCTTGTGTTCCAATCTGAAGAGGGAATTTCCATGTTTTAATATAACCTCGCAGTATGTTGAATATAATCGCAATTTCGTTGGGATAGTTAATAACGGGCGTTCCTGTCAAAAGAATTATTTTTACATTTTCAGCCGTCATTAACATATCGTATAGTTTCATTGAAAGTGTATTTGGTCGTCTTAATTTATTCACAATTCGACTAATAAAGTTATGTGCTTCGTCTATAATAATTACATGGTTTGAAAAGGGGTTATGTGTAAAGTCGGAAGAGAGTGATTTTAAGTGACTCATTCGCATACCATTATAGTTAATAAATGTATATTTTGCATCTATCATTTGCTCTATTTGGCGGTCAAGGCTCTCTTTTTCCAAGGAAGATAATGAAACATAGTTCGATGGTTTTTTAACATTTACTAGCCATGCGCCTTTCATTTCGACTATGAATTTGTCTTTTAATTGTAAAATAGCAGCCAACGTTTGTACCATTGGGTCGGTTTTATTCAAAACGGGTATAAATTCCCAGAACTGATTTTTTTTATAAATTTCGTCACCGCATTTTTTCATTTCTTCGACATAGTTTCTTCGCAGCGATGCTGGGGTCATTACGATAACATTTTTATATGTTTTTAACCCTTCTGCGATTGCTATAGAAGAACATGTTTTACCACTTCCCAATCCGTGGTACAATAACAAACCACGATATGGTGTGTATACATTCAAATAATCGCGAACTATTTTTTGGTGCGTCAAAAGAGAAAACTCGGCATTTGCTGCAGGGTCGCACGAAATTTGCTCCTTTTGACTAGAAAGTTCGTCGTGATACGTCAAAAAAAGTTCATTAATAAAGTTAACGAATTTTTGACGATTGTTCATATAGTAATGAGATGCAGATACACTAGGAAGTGGTCGTCTAGGCAATCGGTTTGCAACTAATTCGCCCTTTATTTCCATTTTTTCTATTTCTTCGGATATTAAACCCCATACTGGTTTTTCGGTTAAGCGTTTTGATGAAGGGACTGCGACGGCGACGGCTCCCTTACTCGTACCCTTATCATCGGTTAATTTAGATGGTGGTTCTGAGGCTCCCATAATAAGAGAAACATCTTCCGCGAGGAATATACGAGACGGTAATTTTCGTATAATAACAATTTGGCGAGTAAGTAAAGAGGTGTCTGCTTCGACCGCAGCAGAGTCAGGAATAAATGAATGTTTTACACTTTGTGGCCCGGTTTGTACTTGTGCTTTTGCTTTCATTTGTGTTTTAGGAAAGTCACTAGCTTTCGAAGCACGAACGTTTAAAGTAGTGCGTAGTCTTTCTAAAATGTCGTCACGGTTTAGCGTATCTTCGGCGCGCTTGTCTATAACAGTAACAACACCTTGAAGAGAAGTGCTTTCTTCTGCTAGACCAGCTACACCTTCACCTTGGGCTTCACCTTGGTCTTCACCCTGAACCTTTTTACGAAACGTAACTTTTATTTTTTGTCGTGCTTGTGGTTTAGGTTTTTGAGCTTTTTCGTTTTTTTCAGAATCTTCTGGTTTAGATTGCGAAGTAGGAGTTGGTTTTTTTTCCAATCTTTCTAAAATAAATGCCGGTGCTAGTGTTGTTTGAAGCTGACGTATCATCATCTGTTGCGCATAGTCTACGCCTGGTTTTCCACTAGGAAGAATATTAGGTCCTACATCAGGTGCCTGCGATACTTGTAATAAATGTTCTCTGGCTCTATCGGACAGTTCGTCTCTCTCCGACTTTGCTTTTTCGGAAGCGGCAGCAGCAGCTGTTCCGGCGATATTTACGTCTTCATCATTTGCGCCTTCTTCTTCACCTTGCATATATGGGTCATTTACGACTGCCTGAGATGGTGATACAGGTGCTGATGAAGCTGCTAGTACACTTGAAGATGCAGCATAAGAACTTGCTTTTCGTTGTAGTCTTTGCAACGTATCTGCTATTTCTCTTGCTTCTTGCGGATCATCGGCGGCGGAAGATAATCTTTGTTTTAAATCTTTTATCTGTGACGTTAGGTTTTCGTATTCTTGGTCCGCCATTATAATATATTTATACAAATATTTATTATATACAACAATAATAAAAATATAAAAATCACTTTATTATTGTTAACATCGTAAACAATTAAATACTTTGAAGAGCAAATTCGCAAGCCATTTGTTCCGCTTTTTTTTTAATCTTGTGCGTACCAGAAGCAAAATGAACTAAAACATGTCCCTTCTCTTCATATATTTCTCGAATTTTTGCGAATGATTTTAGTTCGCCGTAGCTAATCGCCTTTCTATAGTCGACTTGATATATTTCTTTTCCAAGACATAAATAAACACCCATAGTATATCCTATATCAATATCATGCTGTATTTCTAAATAATCAGGAGTAGTTTTAAATTCCTTCTGTATTTTTACTTGTAGAATATTTTTATAATTGTCGTCATTCTTAATAAGCGATATCCAGTCAATGTGTCTTTCGAATACTGCTTCTATGAATTTTTGCGCCATCTGAAAACCAGGACCCGTAATAAATACATTTTCAAACCATTTCCCATCATCATGAACCGTAATTTTATTATAGTCGAGAAATAGTGCACCTATAAATGCTTCAAACAGGCACCCCAATTTTTTAAGATTAGTGCGTGTATGTTTTTCTTCGGCGTGTTTGGAAATAATAAACCATTTATGCAGTCCCATATCGTATGCAAGTTTCCCAATCGATTCATTTTTTACAATTGCTATCTTTTTTTCGGTCATAAATCCTTCGTTTTCTTTAGGAAATCTGCGATATAGGTAATATTTTGTAACACATTCAAGAACTCCATCTCCGATAAATTCAAGACGTTCATTTGACTTGGTTCTAAGGGCCATACAGTTTGCAGGTTGAGGCATAATCTTAATATTTTCTCTAGCGTTTTCTAGCTGTGGCCGTTTTGTGTACGAAGCATGAATAAATGCGCGGCGATATAGTTCAAAATTGTTTAACTGTGTCGGAATACCATATGAAGAAAGAATAGATTGAACTTCGCTCAATGTAATCTCTCTATTTTCTTGATTGTATGGATTAAATATGTATCCTTCGTCACATTGAATAATGTCCATATCATTTAGTATGTTTTTTCCTTGGCCTTGTGCATACCCATGGCTCTGACCAGATGATATACTCGTGCTTAATTTAGGAGAAGGAGAAGCAACAGGCGAGTTTGAATCAGTTGCTTTTTTTGATGGCGTTGTCATTGATATTTAGAAGATGTGACTCTTTTGTTTTGTTGATAGACCTTACTGTTAATTATATTTTTATCTTTAAATGATTTCAATTTATTTTAGTTTATAAACAAAACAAATAATAATAATATATAAAATGTATATTTGGTATAATTTTTATATTTAGCATATATATAAAAAACAAAATGGTTGGAATGAATGTTGTCGGTGGTAAGAGGGCTAGGTCTTCCGAGTCTCTTACCAATAAAGGATGTATTTTTGGAAGCATGGCTGGAATGCCTCCGACTATCGGTGTTCCTTCGAGCATCGTAGGTGTCTACCAGAGAGAGACCAGTTACTGTAACTACTGTATTCCTAGTGGTTGCAAAGAAGGTTTTGCGTACTTGAAAGCCAAGGGTTTGATAACTTACAACAAGGGTTCTGGTGGTATTGGAAGAATGCAGTATTCTCCTGGTATCAAACGATTGTTTGGTAGTGGTTATCAGTCTAATATTTAATCAACTAACATTAATATCTATGGTTTAAACGTATTTTTCATACTATAATCTTTTAATTTTAATATTATAATATTATATAGAATTAAAACAAATGCCTGAAAGAAACGGACAAAGAAGCGGAAATGGACGTTCAGCTATGGCTCGTCGCGTACTGTTTAGCGGTCCCGGTTCAGCCGATGGATTATACGCAAATACTAACAACGGTGGTGGAATGAAGAAAGGCGGAGCACAGCCAAGTGCAACCGGTTTTATGATACCTTTTGCTCAAAGGTCACATATTGCTGTCCCCGCCGTAAATGCGAACTATTTGTTTAAGTTTAGACAGTACTATAACGCTCCTCGCCACGCTGGTCCCATGATGTAAATCGTCTTATCCATCTAGTTGATAATAATAACTATATGTAGTGTATATGTCACGCCATATACCTCACATAGCATATAGTTATTATATATAATTAAACGATATAAAAAATATGCAAGATAATATATATACGCAAGAAAATAGTGTAACCATATGTCTTCGAGGGGTATACTAATAAAAGTAGATAATCGTGAAACAGATTTGATACCATTGATTGAACGAAGAATAGATGCACATTTGTCGGATGCAAGTGTAACATCTTCCTCTCGCGAAACTTCAAATAAAAGTAAGAATGGTTGCTTGATTCCCCTTCATATGTTTCAGGACGTTGAAGTTAGCAACGACATATTACCTAGAGAAGTAACAGATGCGAGAGAAAATACGAAATTGAATAAAATGAAAATAGAACAACTTCATATAGGTGATGTAGTTTTCGAGGATGATATGGGCAAACCTATTCTTATTTTTGAAAGAAAAACGTTGAATGATTTGGCCGCAAGTATTAAGGATGGTAGATATAATGAGCAGTCATTTCGTTTAGATAAAGAGCTGACGCATAACCATAATATCATATATATCATTGAAGGAGATATTGAAAGATATAATGAAAAAAGAACACATATTTCTAAAAAAACGCTAATGAGTACTATGTTTTCGCTTCTGTACTACAAAGGATTTTCAGTATTAAGAACAAACACCATTTGTGAAACAGCCGACACGATTGTTTTTTTTGCTTACAAGTATGATAAAACTATTATAAATGAAAAAAATAGGAAACCGTACTATGAGCTTAGTACTTTAAGTGCGGATAATGGTGGTGTCGCTACAAATGCCGTTATACAAGAAATGAAAGAAGTGGCGGAAACCGAAGAAAGTGAAAAGTATTGTAGTGTTGTTAAAGGGCATAAAGAAAAAAATGAATATATAACTCCGGACAATATAAATATAATCATGTTATCGTGTATTCCGGGTATAAATTCTAAAACTGCTACCCAAATTATGAGTGAATATAAGACGGTACAAAATCTCTTATATCAACTGGAAAAAGACCCTGCCTGTTTAAATACATTTATGATAAAAACAGAGGTAGGTAGTATGCGGAAAATAAATAAAAACTGTGTAGATAATATTAAAAAATTTTTATGCTCGAGTAAATAGAAAATACATAAGCTTTACTATAATAGTTCATTCGCGATATACTACTTCATCCCCTTTATAGTAACCTTTGTCTACAAGTGTTTGTGTGAAATCGGCGCCGCCCCAGTTTGAGTCCATGGGGTTAGGACTGAGACCTGTTGTCTCTGCAATATAGTCGAGCATCATGTCGGGAGTAAAATCTCCTTGTTGAGTATTGGAGTCGTCATATCCGGGATATGAGTTTGTGTTATAAGGAGGATCATCGTGGGACGCATCGAGTAACTTTGTAACTTGTTTTCGCGGAGGAGGTTGAGTAGGAAGCGCAGATGCTGGAACGCCACTTAACCCGCCTAGTAAATTTGTAGGTCCAGGGCGAATTTTATACGACTGTGTACCGTTGGCTTCATTTGAATGTTGTAAATATAATACGGGGCATATAGTTCCGGTTGCGCGCTGAAACTCTACAAATTCTACGTATTCTTCTAAATTGTTAAATATAACCGGATTTACACCTGGGACTTCTTTTTTTTTCGAGTTATACAAATAAAGCAGTGCTCCTTTTTGTATTAACACATTTGGACAATTCGTATCAAGGCCGGGCATTGTTAGTGCTTCTTTAAAGTCTGCCGATGTATAGTTCAATACAAAATATGTAACGATTATAAATAAAAAAATTATTGATAAATTTTTTAACATCTTTTATATATTATTTTATTATAAAAAAATATTGTAACATATGTTATAATAAATAATATTGATTAAATATATAAATACGAATAAATGTTTTTAAATTCTGATGAACCTAAAATATTAACTGAAAGTGAAATTATGGAGTTGAAAAAAAAGCACGGTATTGTATTGTTTTATATGAATGGGTGCGGACATTGTGAAACTATGAAACCCGCGTGGAACAAGTTAATAAACGAACTTAAAGATAAACATAAAAATGAAATTATTTTAGGAGCCATCGAAAGTGGTAGTATGGATATGTTTAAGAAGCATGGAATAAATCCTTCTGTTTCTGGTTTCCCTACAATATTATACTTTCATCCAAATAAACTTACAACTCCTGAATCTTATAAAGGAGACCGAAGTTATGAAGATTTAAAGAAATGGTTACTAAGCAAAAAAAGTAAAGGCAAAAGTAACGATACGCTTGTTATATTAACAGATTATAAGAACAACAACGCCCAAAAAAAGAATCTCGCTGGTATGGGTAAAAAGAAGGGATTTGAATTTTCTCAGTCTGGTGGTGGTACTAAAAGAAGACGTATGCGTGCAAACAGAAAGTCTCGTTCTAGGTCCCGTTTACATCGAAAGATGTCAATGCGTAAAAATACGAGAAGGCGTTACCGGCGCTAATGTTTGCGTTTGCGTTTGCGTTTGTAATATTAATTATTTTCAATTAAAAATTGAAAGTAATTAATTACTTCTAACGAATACATAAGCAGAAAACAAAATATTTCAAATACTTCAAAAATGACAAGCGTTTCAAGTCGTGCAAGCAGTGGAAATGAAGACGCTCGTACCATGCTTGAAAAGGTACTTGAAACACAGAGGCAAATCGCTGACAGTTTTACTGTTAAAGAACCCGACATTGAATATTACGGATGGTTTTCTGATGAAGTCCAGATGTTGCGTTCCGTTAAACCGGTTGAGCACAAATTACGACGCGATGGTTCGAAAACAATGACTATAAAAAGTCCTCCTTATACTTACTGGTTACAGGGAAACAAAAAGGTCCTAGTTACCGATGTTACATTAACACCCGAGGTGATGAAAAGACACTCCGAAAGTGGCGCCATATTTTTAGGCAAGCTAGACAAGTTTTGTTGCCGGTCGTATACCAAACTTTAACAGTTGGCGTGAAGGCCCGTTCGGTACATTTTTTATTTCTACTATTTTAGAGGGTACAAAAAATTGAAACGAAAAAACGCGATATATGTATGAGTATGCGAAAAACAAAACAATATAAAATGGCGTCTCTTGATGTTATGTGCGTTGCTTCTTCACCCTTGTCGAAAGCAAAAAATGGTGTTTTGGGTTGTCGGTGTGTGAAAAAAATTAGCATAGACGTTTCCTTAATATCGTCTCTTTTGACTACGCCGTGCGATACAATTGAGACAACAAATATAAATAATATAATAGATAATAATAATATGAAAGATAATAATAATATGAAAGATCGCGATGAGGACAGCACAGATTTGGCGAGCGAAGAGGAAAGCAAAACTGTTGACGCGACCGATGACGATGATGGTGAAAAAAATGGATACTACTACAGGAACCGGGAACGCAAACTGGAATACCAGAAAAAATACAACAGAGAGCAAGGAGACAAGATAAAAAATTATAACAAAGATTACTACCAGAAAAGAAGAGAGGAGATTCTTGAAAAGGCAAAGACGAAGATTATGTGCGACTGTGGATGCGAAGTTCAGTTGTTCAACATGAACAGTCACAAAAAAACGAAGAAACATGCACGAGCACTCCAACGCATCTTGGAGGAAAACAACTGCAAACAATCACTTCACTAGTTCAATGCAGAACAAGTCAAATTACTATATTTATTTTTTTTTAAGTGTTTTATTGTTATTTGTTTTGTTGTTTTTCTTGAAAGACTTTTGATTTTTATTGTATACGTTAAGTTTCATCGATGGTTCGTCTTTTTCAAAAAATTCTTTTATATGTTCCAACATTTTTTTGCTAACAATTATATCTATTTCGTGTTCATGTTTGTCCTTTTCTACGATATTATATTTTAAGTTGAACATAGTATATTGTTTAAACTCATCTTTATTTTTTATGTCGCTAGAAAGAGGTGAATTCAAATATCGGTTTAACATCTCAGTTGCAGGTAAAAGGTGCTTGTATTCTTTAACGTGAATATAGTATACGTTATCATTCTTCATTTTGGGATGAAATAAATCATCTATAAAACAAATCTCAATATCTGATGGTAACTTAGTGCATCTAAAAAAATCATCTACGCATTTTTCGTGGGTAGTTCTATTTATTTCAACAACTTTTCCGTTTATTTTAAAAGCTGCTATTATTTGTTCAAATATTTTTGAGTTCAACTTGTGTTCGAAATAGCCCTTAATATGTTCGGCCCATTTTCGTTCTCCTGTGTTGTTTGTATAAATCATAACGGCCTGACATTTATTTTCTTTCTTTTTCTGTAGTAAGTGTTTTAAAATATCTAAAATATTGGGTCTAGTAAACTCGGGATATAAATCCATTAGTCCATTAAAAATACTGTATGCTTTATTTGGATTTTTATAATATTCGTCTAATAAATTACAAAATCTGCCTAACTGTCCGAAATATCCCAACGTTTCATCTAAATCAAAAACAACCACTTTCTTTTTAATATTTTTTATTGATTTAGGCATTTAAAATGAAAATGAATATAAAATATAAATATATAAATATATATTTTTTTGTTGTAAAATAATTATTATCTACTTTTAATATAACTTTAATACAAATATATAATCATGGGTATTTTAACTAAAAATGATTATGAAAAAATATTAAATTATTATAATATACCATTTTCTCCTTCAGATTCTTCCAAACAAATAAAAAATAAAGCAGAGGAAATCCTTGCGGAAAAATTATGTAAGTGTATTAAAAAAGTTAAAGATAGTATGGGTACAAGTACAGGTAGTTCTGACAATAACGCTGACGAGTCACGCGCAATAGGTATTTGCAATGATACTGTTTTTCGTCGTAAAGGTATTAAGCATAGTGCATTTACTTGTAAAAAAAAACCGAAACTTCTAAGGTTCCCTGGTAAAAAATATTCCCTCATTAAAAGAAGTAAGTATTTATCCAAAAAACAGAAACTTAGAAGACTATCATTAACTATGAAAAAAAAAATATTATAATAATATTATTAAACTTTTAAATTCATTTGTTAAAACTTTTTATATGTTTAACAAATGAATTGACTATATTGACTATTTAAAATGAGGGCTTAGCCTGACGAGGTGTCTTCTTTGAAGCGACACGAGGGGTTGCTGGTACATCACCAACACTACCGGATTCCTGTTTTGCGGCAGCTGGTGTGGTAACGGGCACGGGCACGGGTGCAGGTGCAGAAGATTGGGACTGCGAATGCGAATGCGAACGAGCTGGGCGTTCAGAATACTCCTCGCTACGTCCGCGACCACGTCCTCCATGCTGCTGATTACGGTCACGACGAACAAGCATCCACTCACTTCCACCACGACCTCCTCCGTCAACGCGACCGCCACGACCACCTCCTCCACGTCCACGCACTTGAGGTCTTCCTCTCTCACTCTTATCAGCTCCCGCGCCTCCATCATGTGATGCACGATGCTCGTGACGAGTCTCACAAAACAACTTGCCTCCCTTTACACCACGAACGTCACCAGCCTGAAACTTGTGGTCTCCTGATTCAGTAGTTACTACCGAAAACTCCACATACTCTCCCTCTACCAAATAACGGTATTGCTCCTGACTTACCGTAACCGCTGAGTGGTGAACAAAGACCTCGCTCGCATCTTTGTACTGGTCGTTTCCTCCAACAACCGAAATAAAACCAAAACCTGTCTTGTTATTAAACCACTTCACGCGCCCAGTAAGACGAACAGGGGCTGATGTACCAGAAGAACTTGCAGAACTCATTGTAAGTTTGTCGATACTATAATATGTATTATGGCTTTAAGTATTTTTGATTGTTTATATTTATTATTATATGTACATTTTCAAATAGTTTTTACATTGTCGCGTCATATATGAGTAATCAGGTTTATCTTCAAAATTAAGGCTATACGAATAGTCCAATAACTTTTTAAATAAATATGGAATGCCTTCACATAAATCCGTAGATGTGGTTTTGACTTTTATATCATAAACCATGTCTCCCTTCGTTAATGTATCTCCTTTTTTAATTGTAACTCCCATCCACGGCAAACTCCCTTTCGCAAGATATATCGCTACATACATTATCGATATAATATCATCCCGTCTCGAATACACATTTCCTTCATGTATATGTTTGCTAATGTAGCGAACAGTCCCTACAATCGACCTGTCACTCGTATTATCAACATGTTTGTCTCCTTTCATATAAAACCTCGAAAGACCAAAATCAATTATATTTAACTTTTTTTCAACACTGTTAGTAGTGCTATTAACAGTACTAGCACTTTCGCCAGTATTTCCTACAACGCTCAGCATAAAATTGTCAGGTTTTATATCGCGATGAACAATACCCGCATCATGAACACGTGCAATAATCTCTATCATTGAAATAAGATACTTGGTGACCGCTATTATATGCACCGGTATGCTCGGTAACTGAACCGGCAAGTCCGGCGAAGACAAAGACGAAGACGAAGATGTAGAAGTATTTTTGGGTTGTATTAAATACTTCGACTCCAAAATTGTATTCATAACAGTATTCGCAGCTCCCTTGCTATCATTACTCGATGAATATTTTATTGTTTGTTCTTTTTTATCTAGTTCTTCTCCAATATCTGCATCGGTTGGGGATGATGCCGACTCTTTTGATGAATCGTGTGACGCACTTTGTTGTTTAATAGGTGTATATGTAGATGTAATCATAGTTGCAGAAGTCTCCGTCTTAATTTTCATAATTTCTTCGCACAATGTATGTGAAAATAAATCCATTACAATTATATTTTTGTTCGACTCTGTTCCAAAATATCGCAACTTTACAACACCAGGTGTTCCAGCTAAATGGTTCATTATCTTCGACTCCCATAAAAGAGTAGGAATATTTGCAGTGGTCGCTTCGAATTTAATCGCAACGCCATCCCCCGAAATAATATTCCTTCCTCTATACACTGTTCCAAAACTTCCTGACCCTATCTTCTTTTCAAATACGTATTTAGAATTTATAAGCGTTCGGTTTCGATATTTTTCGGGTAAATTCAACGATTCATTGGCCGAGGCATTGGCGCTGAGTATCTCTTTAGACATAGGTTTGATAGGTTGATAGTTACTTTGATGTGATTATGAGACAATACTGTTATATATTATATTGTGTCATATTTATAAATCAATTTTGTTACATATTTGCTATTTGCTATTTGCTATTTGCTATTTGCTATTTGTTGTTTGTTGTTTGCTATTTGTTATGGGTTTTTCAAGCAAGATGCAATAAACCCGTTTTATCGTGTAGTTCCTATAGTATATAGTAGAGCATTTAGATTTATATATGATTTTATATGATTTTTAAATTGATATAAAAAGAATTAAAATATATGCTATAAGTATGATAAATGATCCTTAAACAGAAACAGTCCTGTTTTTTAAATACGTTATTTTGTATTGGATTATTTCAAGCATGTACACAAGTGTATGCAATTCCCGTTAACTTGGTAGCGATACCAAGTTCTGGTATACAGTATCCAATATATGTTGCATGCGAGTGTGACTATTCTTTATATGTAGATGGTAACTACGTTGAACCCGATAAAACAGAAGTAAAATCATTTGATTATCTTGAAACCGGTTGGAATTCTACCAAAAGGTTTTATCCATTTATATACGATGAAAGTCCGAAAATAATTGCTTTTAGAGGTAACAGTATTGCTAATGAGTATACCGGACTTTTAAATGGATTTATTATGAATATGAATGATGGTAAAGACTATACGAAGTATCAAGAGTGGAAGTGTGCTGATTTTTCGAAAACAGAGAGTAAAGCTCCCCCTGTTGACTGGTTTACATTTGACTACGATGATAGTGACTGGGCGACCTCTACTTCATTTGGTAAGAATTATCAAAATAATAGTTTTCAGATTTTTGAGACTGAGCGCCGGGAAATAAATCTTCAAGCAGAATGGCTATGGATGAGCGATAATTCAGTTACTAACGTATATTGCAGGAAAAAAAACGAAAATGTTAAAACTATTCCTACGGTTTTGACTACAGTTCCGGCGCAAACATCGGCACCAACTCGTGTGTCGACAACGATACACGCACCAACTCCTGTGCAAACATCGGCACCAACTCGCGTGTCGACAACGATACACACACTTGCTCCTGTGCAAACATCGGCACCAACTCGTGTGCAAACATCGGCACCAACTCGTGTGCAAACATCGGCACCACGTC